CCTTGGTCTTGTTCACCTTATCGGTGGATTAGTCAAATCTGCTACATCAATACTTCGGCAGCTTGTTGATGCAGGTACATTGGCAAACCTGCCCGGAGGTTTGAAGACTCGCGGTATGCGTATTACAGCAGACGATACGCCGATCATGCCGGGAGAGTTTAGGGATGTTGATGTTCCCGGCGGCACAATAAAAGAGAACATTTCGTTCCTGCCATACAAAGAACCCAGTGGCACGTTGTATCAGCTATTACAGAATATCGTTGAGGAATCACGTCGCTTTGCATCAATGGCTGATGTAAAGGCTGCTGATATGAATAGCCAAGCGCCAGTAGGCACAACGCTTGCGCTTATTGAAAGAAACATGAAAGTCATGTCTGCAATTCAGGCAAGACTTTATGCGGCAATGAAGAGCGAGCTTAAACTGTTGGTGCGTATCGTGAAGGACTTTGGGCCATCAGAATATCCATACCAGCCATATGGTGAGCCATCAGATATTGTTGCCGACTTTGATGATCAAATAGATGTAATACCTGTTGCTAATCCAAATGCGGCAACTATGTCTCAGCGTATTATGCAGTATCAATCTGCGCTGCAACTTGCTTCACAAGCGCCACAGCTTTATGACTTGCCAGCACTGCATAGACAAATGCTTGAGGCGTTAGGTATTAGAGATCCAGAAAATCTAGTGCCTGAACAAAACGACCTTACTCCTAAAGATCCTGTTACAGAGAACATGGACTTTATTAATGGTGAGCCAGCTAAGGCGTTCCAGTATCAAGATCATGAAGCGCATATTCGAGTGCATATGGCTGCTATGCAAGATCCAAAGATTATGGAGCTTATGGCGCAAGCACCAAATCAACAGGCAATACAAGCCTCAGTTACCGCGCACATACAAGAGCACTTGGCATTTAAGTATCGAGAAGAAATACAAAGAGAGCTTGGTGTAGAGCTTCCAGCGATAGACACAGAACTACCGCCAGAAATCGAAGCCAAACTATCGTCTTTGGTTGCTCAAGCAGCAGAGCAGTTGTTGCAAAAAGACCAGCAAGAAGCCCAGCAGCAAGAGCAAGCGGCACAAGCAGAAGATCCTATACTTCAGCTAAAGCAGCGTGAGCTTCAAATTGAAGAGCAGGCAGCAATGGCGAAGGCTCAAACAGATCAGCAACGAGTGCAAACACAGCAACAGAAGCTGGCGCTTGATGCAGAAAAAGCGCAAATGCGAGATGACCTTGAGCGATTAAAGATTCAGAAAGACTTGTCTATCGCGCAAGATCGAATAGATAGTGCAGAAAAATTAGCCGCTGCTGAACTGACTAAAGATGCACTGACATCTGGGTTTGATCGAGATGAGCGGTTACAAAAACAAAGACAGAATGATGCGGTTAAAGGCGCAGATATTGGAAGAAAGATAGCTGAACAAATAACTAAGAACGTTTAATGTCAGGTTTTGTTGATCCAAGATTTGTTGACTTATTGTTATCGCGTTTAAACGAGCTAGAAAGTCATCATAAAGAAAAGCTGATTGCAGGGTCAGTTGAAAAGATAGAAGAGTATAAGCTCTATCGAGGACAGCTCGAAGGGATACAAACAGCAATACGCGAAATACGAGAGGTAGCAGAGCGCGTTTTTGTTGATGAGAATTAGCATCATCAGGATGCAATGGGTTCTACACTTCCCAATAAGTGTTGCAGTGAGAAAAAAATGGCAGAAGTAGACTTAAAGGCCATTGGTACGAAAGAAGAGACTGCTGATAAAGCTAGTCAACTCCCAGTGCCAACGGGCTATCATATACTGATCGGTTTACCGGAAATCGACGAAAAGACAGAAGGCGGGATCATAAAGGCGCAGGCAACAATATCTATTGAGGAAACCGCCTCGGTAGTTGGGTTTGTTCTTGCGATGGGGCCAGACTGTTATCAAGACAAAAAACGATTCCCTAATGGGCCTTGGTGTAGTGAAGGCGACTTCATAATAATGCGAGCCTATAGCGGTACGCGCATTAGCATTCATGGCAAAGAGTTCCGTATTATTAATGACGATACGGTCGAAGCTGTAGTTGATGATCCAAGGGGGATAAGTCGTGTCTGAGGTAAACTTTCCAGAGCCAAATGAAAATATTGAAAGTGGTTTTGATTCTGATGAAATAGAAGTTGTTGAGGTAGATGATACTCCTGAAGTAGATCGTCGGCCTGTACGCAATGATGTTGAACCATTTAATATCGACGAAGAGATTGACATTGCAGATGATCGTGTTAAAAAGCGTTTAAACAGACTCAAATACGAGTATCATCAGCAGCGTAGAGAGAAAGAAGCTGCACAAAGATTACGCGATGAGGCTGTTCAGTTTGCACAAAATACCCAAGGAGAAGTTCAAAGACTTCAAGGGTTGGTAGGTCAAAGTGAACAAGCGTTATTGCAAAGTGTACAGACACGCACCGAAGCAGAGTTGGCTTCGTTAAGGCAGGAGTACACAAAAGCCCACGAAGAGGGCGATACGCAGAAAATGGTAGAGGCGCAAGAACAGCTTGCGCGGATACAGGCAGACAGGGCTTATATAGATAATTATAAGTCTCAAATGCAAACGAATCAGTCAGAGCAACAGGCTCAGACAAATGTGCAGGTGGAACAGCCACCGCAACAAGAGCAGCTAGATCCGCAATTGCAGAACTGGTTGTCTCGTAATAGTTGGTTTGGAGCGCCCGGAAACGAAGCTCTAACTGGCTTTACTTATGGGCTTGATGAAATGTTGATTAAACGAGGGGTGCAAAGAAACACACCTGAGTATTTTTCAGCAGTAGATCAAGCACTTAGGGAGTCATTTCCCAGAGCGTTTGGTATTGAGCCGCAGCAGGCGGAACGAACACAAACAAAAAGCTCAACGGTAGTTGCGCCAGCGCAGCGTGGGAATGCCGGAAAGCGTCAGGTGAAATTGAGTAGCAGCGAGATTCAATTGAGTAAAAGACTAGGTCTTACACCTGAACAGTACGCATTATCAAAAAGAAGGATGGGACAATGACAGATAGCCGAGAACCAAGGGAACTTGAAACAAGAAGTGAAACGTCAAGAGAAACAGCGTGGCAACCGCCTACACTTCTACCAGATCCAATTCCACAGCCCGGATGGGCTTTTCGTTGGGTGAGGACATCTATGGTAGGTCAAACGGATGCAACCAATGTTTCAATGCGCTTTAGGGAAGGATGGGAACCAGTAAAACTGGAAGACCATCCAGAGTTAGAGGTGATGCCAGATCACAATAGCCAATTCCCCGGATGTGTAGAAATTGGCGGTCAGCTTTTGTGTAAAGCTCCACAAGAAGTTGCGGATGCTCGCCAGCGTCATTACGAAGGAATTGCAGCGCAACAAATGGAAAGTGTCGATCATTCATATATGCGTGAGAACGATCCTCGAATGCCTATGCTTCGACCAGATCGAACAACTCGCGTAAGTAAGAGTGGATGGTAAAATTCTTTTGATTTGTTAAGGAAACTATTATGGCTACTACAGCCGCTCCATTTGGAGCAAGACCCGTAAGCACGACAAGTGCTAGTGGTTCTTTCAATGGTAAAGTCCAGCATCTTAAAATTGCCAGCGGTTATGCTACTGCGATATTCAACGGTGATTTTGTTAAGATGGTTGCGGCTGGTGTCATTGAAAAGGACGCAGGAACTGCAACGCTAACCACCATTGGTATTTTCATGGGTGTTAAATACACCGATCCTACCACTGGTCAGTTAACGTTTAATCAATACTATCCAGCATCTACGGCTGCTGATGATATTGAGGCTTATGTATTGACTGACCCAGATGTGGTCTTTTTGATGCAAGCTGATGGTGCTATTGCACAAACAGCACTCGGATCAAACTTCGATGTGATCCAAACTGCTGGAACCACAAGCATCGGTAACAGCAAAAATGCTGTTGATGCTGACTCAACTGCGACGACCAATACGTTGCCACTAAGAATCTATGATTTTTATGATGGCCCAAGCAGTACCATTGGTGATGCATTCACCGATGCACTGTTTAAGTTTAACGTTGGTCATGCGTACCGAAACACAACCGGCGTATAGGAGTAACTAGGCAATGGCAATTTCAAGAGCGCAAATGCTTAAAGAACTCCTGCCGGGGCTTAACGCCTTGTTTGGTTTGGAGTATGCAAAGTACGAAGATGAACACACTCAAATCTATGAAACAGAAGCGAGTGACCGTTCTTTTGAAGAAGAAGTAAAACTCAGTGGTTTTGCTGCCGCACCTACTAAGGGTGAAGGCGAAGCAATTACTTATGATTCTGCACAAGAGTCATTTACTGCTCGTTTCAATCACGAAACAGTGGCTATGGGTTTTGCTATCACCGAGGAAGCGATGGAAGATAATCTTTATGATTCTCTTTCTGCGCGATACACCAAGGCACTTGCTCGCGCTATGGCGTACACAAAGCAAGTAAAATCTGCTTCACCTTTGAACAATGGTTTCACCAACGCCTTCCAAGGCGGTGATGGTGTTAACTTGTTCACGGCGTCTGGCGATGGTGTTACTGGCGGTGATGGACACCCAACTGTTGGTGGCGGTAAAAACGGCAACCGACCAGTTACTGGTGCAGACTTGAATGAAACCTCACTTGAAGCAGCGATTATTCAAATCGCAGGCTGGACAGATGAGCGTGGACTTTTGATTGCTGCTCGTCCTCGTAAGCTGATTGTTCCCCCCGCCCTAATGTTTGTTGCAACACGAGTGCTGCAAACAGAAGGTCGAGTTGGTACGGCTGACAATGATCTCAATGCTATCTACACGAATGGCAGCATTCCTGAAGGTTACTCAGTTAATCATTATCTCACGGATACAAATGCGTGGTTTTTGATTACTGATGTACCTAATGGCATGAAGCACTTTGAACGTGCTGCATTAGAGAACTCTATGGACGGTGACTTCGATACGGGTAACGTGCGCTATAAAGCGCGTGAGCGATACTCATTCGGCGTATCCGATCCATTGGGAATCTTCGGATCTCCCGGCTCTAGCTAGAGCTTTTAAGGACTACTCAGGTTATACTTGGGTAGTCCTTTTTTTTATCCCTGACAGAATGTTCCACGTGGAACACTCTGACATTAGCCACGACAGGAGATACTCATGGCGAATAC